ATGAGCAGCATCAGCAGATTTTTCATTTCTATCAAATGCTTTATCAGCAGAATCTTGTTCTCTAGCAAATGAATCTTGTGCTTGAATGTCTGCCAACTCGGGAGCCATAGCAGTATTCTGACGATCCATAAGATCAAGATTGTTAGTATCAATAGGATTGAGTGCCAATCCTTTATTGATTTCTTTCTTCATTTGCTTATCCATCTCCTTGTATTCCTGCTCAGTTTGCATTAATACTTGACGACGAATATACTCAACAGAAAAATATTTTCCAACAAAAGGATCCATTTGAGTAACAAGTGAAATTCTTTGTAGATTAAGTTCTTGATTTTTTAATTCATTAAAATGATTATCAAAAAGATAATCATATTGGATATGCTCTTCCATATCCTCCCAATCTTCGGGAGTAATAATTCCTTTAAGAATTAATTGTGTCTTGAGAATATCATGGAATAATTCACTGAATTTTTTACGAAGTCTTCCGATAAATTTAGTAAACTTAAGTTCATCCCTGAGAACTTCTGTGGTTTTACCAAGATTAAACCCTTTGTTGTCATCCGTAAGGCGGGAAGGTGGTAGGTTGAGTGAGTTGTAAAGTTTCTTTCTGAAATACTCAACGTCCTTGAGTTCACCAAGGTTCTGACCGCCTGGGAGTGTAGTGATCTCAGTTCCTCTACCACCCTCACGACGAGGAAGCCAGAAGTCTTCAAGCATTGACATATGCTTTTTATCATCACGAATTTCTCCTGTACTAGCATCATAAACAAGCTTATTTCTATAGCGAGCCATAACCTCTCGAAGGTATTGCTCTGCTTTTACTTTAGGAAGATTACCTACGTCGATATAAAAAATTCTTCTTTCTGGAGCACGAGACAATCTGTAGATAACAAGAGAGTCTTCAATCATTCTTAGTTGGTTGAGTGCTTTAATTGCTTTGTGTAGAAAACTCAACGTCATTTTTTTGTTAAGATCTTTCACACCACAATCAGCAGTGGCGATAGAATCTTTTGCTATTTTAATTCCGTTAGCAACAGAATAATCTGATGGTGAATTTGATGGTAGTGAAGTTGTAAAACCTTTTGGATTGTACAAATAATATTCAATGTAATCACCCCAATCATATTCCATTGCCGATCCTCTAACTAAATGAGCATCAGCATTTGGATCTTTAATTTGTTGTCTTACTTTTTTTAATTTGAGTGGATCAATATATCTTAATTCTAAGATACCTTTTTTTGGATTGTCTAAATCAATAACTTTATGATAAAATATTCTTCCGTCTACATACCAATTACGAATAATATTGTGGCATTTTTTATCAAATTGTAACAATCTTTTGATGTAATTAAATTCATTAATAATTTTTAATTTTAATGTATCACTAATTTCTAAATTAGATAATTCAATTTCTACTGGGGAATCATCAGCATCACTAACAACAAACTCATTGACAATTTCATCTACCGCTGAATCACATTCAGGGTGCATTGCCATATCTCTATATCTTTTGATATATTCGTATTCGTTCTTAGCGACAGCTTCCGTATCTACATATGTGCCAAAATAGCCACCTGCTACGGTGGCTACGTTATCATCTTGGTTGGGGGGAATAGGAGATTGACCCCTATTCCCGCCTTCTTTGTTAATTAAAAATCCAAATAGTTGACTCATAGTAATGATGAAACACAGTTATCTTCTATTTATTATTGATTTACAATACGGTTTGAAGAACCAGATCTAGTTCCAGCAGCTTCAACAGTCCAGTAAGAATACTGAAACTCAACTGTAAATTCTTCAATTTGATCATTGCTATCATAAGCAAGATCAATTTGAGAAACGTTAGTTGGGAAAGCATAATGTAACTGATACTCTCTTAAAATAGAAGCAGTTGTTGGTTCTGTTGAAGAGTTCTTTTCAAGTTGCTTAACTTTTACAAGTTGAGCGTAACCCGTAGAACCATCTACAGATGGAGTATAAAGAGGAGCATTATTGCCATCATGAGTGTTAATAGCTTCTACCCACTGCTCAAATAAACCACGAATCTTCATATCTTTATCATTGAAGAATGTAGCAGTCCAAGTATCGAACGTTCTATCGCCAGCAATCTTGACTGTTCTTCCACGAAAGGGGACTTCAATTACACCCAATTGTGACGCTGGAAGAGCTGCTGACTTACAAAGTAAGTTAACAAGTCCTTGATCATCGGCACTGATAGTTCCTCCTTTTAATCCGCTAGCAGCAGTTGGAAATGGAATCTCAACATAGAACATGTTAGGCTTAACGCCTTGCCCAATTTGTGAGATGAAATTAGAAATTTTGGTTGCCATTGTCTTTTACCTCGTAAAGTTTGTGATGAAATTATTGACCAATTACTTCAGCAAACGAAACACCAGTCTTAGTAGCAGTAAATGTTACTGTTACATAATTGATAGAACGAGTTGGTTTAATATAAACTTCAGCAACAAATTCGTTACGATCAATAACATCAGGTGTATTGTTTGATTCATCACAAACAACCAAGAAGTCGGTCACGCCTCTTCTTGCTTGGATTTCTGCCATATAGGAATTAACAGCACTTGAGAATGAAGATCTTGTGATCTCATCATTTTGCTCAAATAGAACTTGCTTAGCAAGTCCTTCTACTCTCTTCTCAATATTGAGGAAGAGACGACGAACGTTAATTCTATCAAAAGCACTTGGAGAAGCAAGCGCAGTCTTGTCTCCAAATAATGTTACACCAGAACCAGGGAAAGAAACAATAGGATTAATTCTTGCCTGATATAATTCATCTCTGTCAGCTTTATTTGGGTTGTATGCTAATCTAACAGCGTTTCTTAATGAACCCCTGTTTAAACCAGCAGGCGAATACCAATCATCTAAAGTAGCGGAAGTTGATACACATAGACCAGCGACATCACCATTACATGGTAAGTAACGATACTTATCGTTAAATCTATCGTAATAATATTTGTAACCACTGTCAAATACAGCATATGATGTTGAAGTTAAACCATTAAAGAAATTAATAGTATTAACTTTTTGCTGTGATGATGTTAAAGCACCATTAGCACCGATCTGATTTCCTTTGTGTGGAGATACAAAAGCAACACAATCTTTTCTAGAAGCAGCAATAGCAATTACTTTAGATGCTTTTTGTTTTGTGTCACTTTCTAAATCCATCGAACCACCCATTAAAACAAAATCAATAGTTGATTCTTCGGTATCTAAAAATCTATCATAAGCAGTTCCAATTTCATTTGAGTTGTAGGTGTAATCATCAGTACCACCAGAAAGTGTCTGACGAGAAACCAAAGAAAGATTGAAAGATACGCTACCACCAGACAATGATGCTGAATCTGCTCCCCATGTGCTGGTTGTACCAAATGGATTTGTTGATGCTGATGGATGTAAACCAGTGAAAATGTAATTTGATTGCTCGTTAATTACCGTTCTGTAATATGTGTTGGCATTTTCTGAACTTCTACCATCTGAAAGTTTTGAAACATAATTAAATTTTTCTACGATAGTATTTGTTGATTTATCAACAATAGCAACGTGAAGTTCATCATATTTAATACCATAAGTAGCAGCAAAATTTGAAGTACCAGGACGAGGACCGATAGCAGATGCTGTTAAACCAGTACTACCTAATTGAGCTGTGCTATACCAATCCGAAACGGCAGTAACGGGAACATTGGTGTCATCTTGTACAAAATCATTTACTGATACTAATAGATCTGGATTTTCTAATACAATTGTTAATTGTTTAGTCGTAGCATTCCAATTAACTACTTTGGCATTAACAAAATCTTCAATGCTGTTTATACCAATTGCGATAGTAGAACCGATTGTAGTTACATCTGAAGTTGGAGTGGCATTCAACGTTAAAATTTGATCTGCTCCTCTATCGACAAAATAAACTTCTAAATCATTCCCCCATGTTCCAGCTGTTCTAGCAACAGCAACTTCAGATAAAGTTGTGCCAGATTCCCACGCTAAATCGTTTTGAACAAGAAATCCACCATCTGTGGTGGCGTTTAATACTGTAGTAGCAGCACGAACAACTGCTAATCTACCACCGTAATTTAAAAATTCTGAAGCAACAAACCAATCTTCAGCATTAGCATCTGATGGTTTTCCGAATACTTCTACAAATTGTTTTTGTGAATTAATATTTACAATTTGATTAATAGGACCTTTAGCAAAGGTCGAAGCAAAA